CGCGAAGCTGTAGGTATTGATCTTGCAGCGCAGGATTATGCAGCCCGCTTCTTCAAGAACGATTCGCGGCCCGGAGTCGTGCTCAAGCATCCGGCGAAACTCAGCAAGGAGGCGTATGACCGCCTGAAGGCGTCCTGGCAGGAGGAAAACACCGGAGAACATCGTCATGGCGTCGCCGTCCTGGAAGAAGGGCTGGACATCGAGCCCATCGGCATGACGAACAAAGACGCCCAGTTCCTCGAGGCGCGCAAGCTGCAGACGAATCAGATTGCGAGCATCTTTCGCGTGCCTCCGCACATGATCGGCGAGCTCGACCGCGCGACGCATTCCAACATCGAGCACCAGGGAATTGAATTCACGGTTTACACCATGCTGCCGATTGCCAAACGGTGGGAACAGGCCATCGGCCGCGATCTGTTCTTCCCTCTCTTGGATGACGACGGCGAATATTTCGCGGAATTCCTCATGGACGGCCTCAACCGCGGCGATCTTGACAGCCGGTACACGGCATATGCGGTAGGACGCAACTGGGGATGGCTCAGCGTGAACGACGTTCGCCGCCTCGAGAATATGAATCCCATCGCGGACGGTGATGAATATCTGCGTCCCCTCAATATGACTCCTGCTGGCACTCCCGGGCCAGACCCGTCTCTGCCAACCGAGGACGAGGATGAGGCCGCCGAGGAATCGAGCGCCGGCTCTCCTCCGGTCCCCGATGACGAAGAGCAGGAAACGGCGCGCGCGCAACGGATGAGGCTTGAAGCGCTGGCGCAGTCGGCGGCTGGCCGCATGGTGCGCCGCGAGACGGCCGCGGTAGCGAGAATGGCAGCGCGCTCAGGCGACAACCTCTCGCAGTTCCGGGCAGAGGCCTCCAGTTTCTATTCAGCCCATGCCGCGGTTCTCTCTGAGGCTTTGCGCATTGCTCCAGACCGCGCAAAAGCATATTGCGATTCCAATCTTTCGCTTCTTTCCGTCGCCGATAGTGCGCAAAAGCTGCATCAGGTGATCGCTACATTCGACGGGAATGTCAGAACCCTTACCGCCATGGCCATGGAGGCAGTCCAGTGAAATATTCGCGAATCCTGCATGCATTCTTCTCTTCCACCTGGGCCATCGTTCCGGAAAAGTATGAGGCAATCCGGGCTGTCGTCGAACTGCGCGCCCGCGGCGGCCATGTAAGCCAGGAAGAAATCAATGCCGTCGTTGAGGCCGCATCGCGCCCCTCGCCGCGCACTGCCGGTAATGTCGCTGTGATCCCGATTTATGGGGTGATCTGCTATCGCGCCGACGCTTTTTCCCAGATGAGCGGTATGACGTCCGTGCAGACCGTCACCAAGACCTTCCGCCAGGCGCTCGCCGATGAAAGCGTAAAAGCCATCGTGTTCGATGTGGATTCCCCCGGCGGGTCGGTGGACGGTATCCAGGAGCTTGCGGATGAGATCTTCAATGCCCGCGGCCAGAAGCGCATGGTCGCGGTCGCCAATCCACTGGCGGCCAGCGCTGCGTACTGGCTGGCAAGCTCCGCCGATGAACTGGTGGTCACTCCCAGCGGCCAGGTCGGCAGCATCGGCGTCTTCACTGTCCATGAAGACCTGTCGAAGATGGACGACATGATGGGCTACAAGCCCACATACATCAGCGCCGGTAAGTACAAGACCGAGGGCAATCCTGATGAGCCGCTCTCTGATGAAGCCCGCAAAGCGATCCAAGCCGGTGTGGACGCCTATTACAACGCATTCGTCAACGCGGTCGCCCGTAACCGCGGCGTAAGCGCTGCCGATGTGCGCGACGGATTCGCGCAGGGCCGGGTGGCGGTCGCCAAAGATGCCCAGAAGATGGGCATGGTGGACCGGATCGCCACCTTCGATCAGACGCTCTCGCGTTTCGGCGCCACCGGGCAGGTCAAGCAGATGGCGGAAACCCATCAGCCGTCAATATCCGCATCTGCTTCAAAGGCCGATAGCGACGATTACTGCATGGATCAGTGCCAGGAATGCCTCGATGGCGACTGCACGCAATGCACGAACGAAGACTGCGATGACCCGGCCTGCAAGGCCAATGGCTGCCCCAACCAGATGGATGAAGAAATGACGGCGCAGGCTCCCGCGGGCAGCGTAGAAGCGTCACCCGCAGCCGAGCAGCCCGCAGAGCCGAAGGCCAATCGCCTGGGCCTGCGCAAGCGCGAAATGGAGATGGCCGGGCTCTAGCAGCATTTTCCACACAACAAGTTTTGTCCGATGCGTTCGCCGTTGCGAGCGCAGGGAAAAGTACGCCTTGACCAGGGCGGCCCGATGGCAGGCCGGGACAGGGAAAGCAAACACGCAATACGAGGAGAAGCAATGAAAAGACGCAAATTCTTCCAGACCGCCGGAGAGAAGCGCAAGTTCTATAACAACATGCGCCACTTCGGCCGCACGCGTGAGATTGGGCTTGCCTGCCTCGGTCTCGCGCCCGCGCTCGGCATCCTGGGCATCGTCGCAATCGCCTTGGTGGCCGGCTTCGTGCTCTTCAGCGGCGGCTCCCATGAATTCATGGGTCATGCCAGCAAGAGCGGTTCTCATTTCGCGCAGCTCACTCTGAGCGGCGCCGCGCTCTTTGGCACTGTCGCGGTCGCCAATGCCCGCTCGCTCGAACAGAAGAAGGCTGACCTGATCAAGGACAATCAGAAGCTCATCTCTGATGCCGAGGCGGCTGATAAGGACCTTGAGGGCGAGGCGCTGACCACCTACAACGACAATAAGGCCGAGATTGCCAAACTGAATGGCCGTATCCAGCGCCTGCGCGATCAGGAAGAGGATGAGCACAGCGTAGCATCGGGCGAACGCTTCCTTCGGAGCACCGTTGTCGAGGTGAAAGATAAACCGAAGTTCAAGAGCCTCGGCGAGCAGCTCTTCGCGGTCGTTAAGAATGCCATGACTCGCGGGGTCGTCACGGATCCGCGTCTGGTGGCAGTTGGCAGTCCTGAACACAAGCTGATGGCTGCCGCTGCCGGCCTGAATGAGGACGTGCCCGCCGAGGGTGGCTTCCTCGTCCAGCAGGATCTGGCTCAGGGTCTCTTGCAGAAGACTTATGAGACGGGCGAGATCCTCAGGCTGATTACCAATCCCATCGAGGTCTCCAGCGTCTCGAACCGGATTGTGATCAACGGCATTGATGAGCAGAGCCGCGCCAACGGCTCCCGCTTCGGCGGCGTCCAGGCATTCTGGGCCAATGAAGCGCAGTCCATAACCGCGACCAAGCCGAAGTTCCGCCGCGTGGAGCTGATTCTCAACAAGATCATGGCCGTCTGCTTCGCCACCGATGAAATGCTCGCGGATGCCTCGGCCATGGAGAGCATCATCAATGATGTCTTCCCGCAGGAATTCGCCTTCCGTATTGAGGATGCCATTATCAATGGCGTCGGCAATGGCCAGCCTCTCGGCGTCCTGAATTCCCCCGCTCTGGTGGTTCAGGCCAAGGAAGGCGCCCAGGCGGCCAGCACTGTGGTCGCGGCCAATGTCATGAAGATGTGGTCCCGCATGTGGGGACGGTCGCGCCAGAGCGCGGTCTGGCTGATCGATCAATCCATCGAGCCGCAGCTCTATCAGTTCACCATCACCAGCACCGGCGTATCCGTGCCCATCTACCTGCCGCCTGGCGGTCTCTCTGCGTCGCCTTACGGCACTTTGTTCGGCCGGCCGGTGATCACCACGGAATACAACGCGGCCCTCACCAATCAGGGCGACATCATCCTGGTGGACTTCAGCCAGTACGCACTTGCCCGCAAGAGCGTTCTGCAGGCTGCCTCCAGCATGCATGTCAACTTCCTGACTGATGAGATGGCGTTCCGCTTCACCCAGCGCCTCGACGGCCAGCCGACCTGGAATACCGCGCTGACCCCGAAGAACGCGGGTCCCACGCTGTCTCCTTACGTCACCCTGCAGGCCCGGTAATCGCCTGGCTTGAATCGTTCACCCGAGGGGAGCCATAGCGCTCCCCTTTTGAAATCTGAATTTCGAGGAGAACCTCAATGAAAGGCTTTTACACCGCCCAGCAGGGCCATGTAGCGAGCGTGATCGCTCCGGTGGATTTCACCGGCGGAAAGACCGGCCGCTACATGTCGCTCAAGGACTATGAGCACATCACGTTCATCCTGAGCATCGGCGTCTCCGCCGCTGCTCCCACCAAGATCCTGGTCAATGCTGCCCAGGATAAGAACGGAAGCAATGCGACCGCGATTGCCTTCAATCTGTTCGCGGCCGAGACCACGACCGTCGATCAGTTGGGCGCTCGTCAGGCAGTCGCCGCCGCCGGATTCACCCCGTCCGCGGTCGACGACATCTTCTACGTCATCGAACTCGACGCGGATGACGTCCTGGCGGCCGTTGGCGAAGGCTTCCCCTATGTGACCGTGCAGGTGACCAACGGAGTCAACTCCGTCATCGCCTCCTGCGTGGCCATCCTGAGCGGAGCCCGCTACGCTGGCGACCAGTCACCGACTGTCAACGCCTGATCAGGCGGTCTGTCGCTTCAAGGGAGAGGTTCCGGCCTCTCCCTTCTATTTTTTCATCGAAGGATTTCCATCCATGCATGTGCGCATGAAAGTCGGCAAGTACCAGGGCGAGGTCCGCGGACCTTTTGGCGTGATCACCGCCCGCAACCTGATTGAAACCGGCCAGGCAGTTCCGGTTGAGCGTGTCGTCACCTATGACGGCGATAAGCAATTGACGGAGTGGAAAGACGCGGACGTCGAAGCTCCGGTGGGCCCGCAATCTGTGGTCGCCGAAGAAAAGCCGCGCCGCCAAAGGAAAAAAGCGAAGTAGATGCGCGTAGCCACCACAATCGCGCTGATTACCGGTCCGGGCGAAGAACCGGTCACATTGGATGAGGCCAAGTCCCATCTGAAGGTATCCAGCGGCGATGATGATGCCTATATCACCGCCCTGATCGCCGGCGCGCGCATTCAGGCAGAGATCTTCACCCGCCGAGCCTTCCTGACTCAGGAATTCGAGCAGTACATGGATTCATTTCCATATGCCGGATTCCATCCCTACCGCAGCGCGATCTCCTATAGCGACCGCGCCCGGGACTACTTCATCCGGCTGCACAATCCGCGGTTGCAGACCGTGGAATTCATCAAGTACATCGATCAGAACGGGAACCCCACCACCCTCGATCCCGCTAATTACACCGTGGATGCCGTGAGCGAACCGGCGCGTATCTGTCCGGCCTTCGGAAAGTTCTGGCCACCGGCCCGGTTAGTGCCCAACGCGGTAACCGTTCACTTCAAGGCCGGATATGGCGATACGGCCGCTGCCGCGATTGAAGCAGAGCCGAAGTTCCAGACCGTGAAGCAGGCCATTCTCTTCCTGGTCGCTCACTGGTACTCGAATCGTGAGCCTTATGTATACGGCCAGGTAGTCAAGCTGCCGGATGCCTTCGAATCTCTTCTCTGGGGACACCGGGTTCTGGAATTTTAGATTTCCATAAGGAGAACACCATGTTTAAAAGCAAGTGGGGGAAGAAACTGCTGGTGGTGATCGCGCTATGTGCGGTGGCGTATGCCGTGCAGACGCCGCTCACCCCCCAGGTCGCCAAAGAGAACAATTACGCTGTCCAGGCCGGCGACTTGGCTCTGACTGAGACGGCCTGCGACGCCGTGAACGGCAACTCGTTCCCGCTCACCGGGCACGAGATTCTGATCGTCCACAACACCGATGCGGCCGCCGCCCATACATTCACCGTCACCTCGATTCCTGATCAGCTGGGGCGCAGCGGAGATATCACCGCTTACTCCGTCCCGCTGAGCAGCATCGCGGCGATCTACATGAACACCATCTCCGGCTGGCAGCAGACCAATGGCACCGTGCTGCTGGCCTGCAACAGCAACCTGCTCAAGT